GTCTTGACACCCAAAGCATTTGCAAAGCTCTGGTAGTGCATCATTGCTCTCTGAGCGTTTCCAGCGAACTCTGAATCTTTTTGATATGAGCGATACAGGACATAGTCCAGCAAACAGTTAGCATAGACATCATCTACACTGATTACGCTTGTGTCTGAAGAGAAATTGGAAATGACAATCTCTGAAGGAGATGAGCTAAACACTATCTCCAGTGAGTGAGTTCCACTTGCCGCTTTAGGGTAAACGTAAAAATTCTTGGGGTCGGCAGGATCATAAACAAAATGTTCAATCTTGTTTGTTCCAGCCGCCGTCTCATGCCAGTTAGGTAAAGTCTCGTCAAGTATGCGCCGCTGGACTTGTGTAATAGCTCGACCGCCTACATTGCGGACTACCTCAATTAACCTTAACGCGGCTGAAGGTAGTGTCTGTTTACTACCGGAAGAGCAGTCAAAGGTGGTATTGACCATCTTCGCGTCTGGTCTATGCAGTACAACTTCTTTCTGCGCGTCATTAAAGAACTTTAGTAGCTCTTCATTTGGAAATCGAACATTTGTATTATCTTGAAGGATAATTCCAGCCCGATCTAAAATATCTACAACTTTAGTTGTTGCCATCGTTCGTCTCCCATTCGATTATTTGTAAATCGGGGTTATCTTTAAAAAGCACGTTGTAATCAAACTCATTACCCGTGATTACATTTTTAACTCGCTTAGGGACGAGGTCTTGTTCTTTAGGTGGCGGGTTGGCTTTATTTCTCGCCAGTTGCTTTACCTGTTCTTCTAGCTGTGCAAGAGTTAACCTTCGATCTAGTTTTACATCAAAGTCATCTTTTGCCTTAGCAAAAATCTCGTCTTTTTTTGTTGCTGATTTATTTGTCACCGGTATCTCCTGAATAAGGGGAGGTTTCCCTCCCCCCACCGTTCAGACTATTAAGTCCACTTACCAACTACAAGTGCGTCTGGAGTAACGACCTTAGAGCCGTATACTTTCAATCCGCGAACTTGATCACCAAAGGTGCTTTCCATACGAACAGTTTCAGTGTTAGTAAACTGTGACGCAAAAGAAAGTGCTTTTGGATGTCCAGCCAGAACGTGGGTATAACCACTATCTGCGCCAGAAGCCGCTGTGTAAACCATGTTGCTTTGGAACACTTTGAAACGGTCAACCATACCAACCAAACCATTACGGAGAGGTGAAGTACTGTCACCAGTCAGGTATGCCTGACGAAGCTCTGATTGCTTCAGTAAGCTAATGAACTCAGGAGAAAGAACGATGAATCGGCCTTCTTCTGGGATGTTCAGCTCGTCTAATTGCTTAGACATGGTAAGGATGTTGGTCAAAATGTTAGACGCTGTAATAGTGGTTTGAGAACCAATAGTAGTAGCACCAGTAATAGCACCCGCAAGCACTTCGGTCTCAACAGCAATCCGCATACCTTCAGCCGCATCTGTAGACGCACCTTCAAGCAAGTTGATGTCAGCCTGAGCCGCCAATACATCGTCAACCTTAAAGCTGTAGTACTTAGCTTTGTCGATTAACATCTCTACTTTAGCTGTGGTCAGCTCTTGAGTAGTGATTGTGCCAGCATAGTTATTGATCGTTACAGCCGGAACTGTACGAATAACAACCTTGTCGCCTTGGCCTGAGATTTCGCCTTCATAATCCGTGTTGGATATTTCTGGCAAAATTGATTTTTTGTAAAACTTAGCCTGAAGGAGTTTGGAAAACACCTCTGGGATAAAGTTTACTTCGGATGTAGAACCCGTACTAAATTGTGAAAAAGACATTGTATTACCTCACAAGAGATTAGCGGCGAATCGATCCACTTTCCATTGCCTTGAGAATTTCAGTCTGATGCTTTTCAAATACTTCGTTTGGCATCCTCATGATCTCATCGACAGTCCAGTTTTTCTTTTCACCTTTTAAATTAGACTTCCTAGCTTTTGGCATCTTCGGTTCTTCAACCGACCGTGCCCGCTTCAGAGTCTGCTCTTGCGGCGTGGGAAGAGGTTCGCCCATATCAACTTTAAACTGATTAAGTACTGAGTTAACATCATTAGACGATCCAGTTTGAATCCACTCTTTCGTCTGTGAGCTAGCGTCTTCAAGCCAGTTCAACCAATCTGCTGATTCAATTAATGTATCAACGTCTGGGTGAGCCGCTCTAATACGATTGAAGTGTTCGGCTTGCGCCTTATCCTCTAGTTCGCGATATTTACTCTGTTCTTGCTCTGCTAAAGCCTCTTTAGCTTTACCAACTTCATCCTGTGTTCTCTTCAATTCGTCTAACAGTGGGCCAGCTAAATCGGGGTAATCTTCCCTAATTTGCGCTAACTTACCGTCGTCCTTTTGAGTTTCCACAAGTTGACCTTTAAGCTCCGTGATGCTTCTGATCAGGTCGGCATTATGCCGCTTCAAGTCAGCCGCTTCTTGGGTTGCTTTGGTCATTCTCGCCTGTGCGCCTTTCATGGCTTTCTCTGCTTTTTGCAAAGCAGTCACTTCTTCTGATTCTAGTTCGCCGCGTTGTGAATCATCTTCAGTGTCCTCATCTGCCGTGGTCTCAGCCTTGTCCGTGGGATCGGGGGCGTCTACTTGCAACTCTTCTGGTTCTTCCGGAGTATCCTCTAGAGGTTGATCTACCTCTGGGGTTCCTTTTTTACCTTTAGTCATTTGCTCGTACAACTCTTTAGCTTCAGCTTCTAGTCGCTCTGGGTCATTTCTACTACTAGCCATTTCATAATCCTGTCGAGTCCCACAATGGGATATTCGGTCGTCAATTAATCGATTGCGGTATTCCTACTAGGGAGCCGCGCTTTGTCTAGAACGGCTTTCGCCGCAGTTTCAAGATTCAAGAAGAAGCGAAGCTCTTTAAGCCTACCCTGCTCAAACCTGAAATTCTTTTCATCTGACTGTTCAAGTTCTTTTTGGGAACTCTCTAATCGATGATTAAATAATTGCTCCACCAGCACCCATTCCGGCGTTGCCCTGAGTCTGAGGACTGCCTGAGATTGCTCCCTGTTGAGCTTGAGCTTGGAGTAGTTGCTGTTGTTGCTGTTGGATTTGTTGTTGTTCAAGAGCTAATTGCTCCTCCGTCTTGATTACATCTTCTGGATCAATGTCCATGCTTTTTGCTATGTCGCGCAATAAGCCAAGGCGATCTACATAACCAGCGTCTTGCTCGTTTGACACAAGAGATAAGAACTGAAGTAGCCTTTGGCTTTGCACTTCTTTCTGAACCAGTGCGGTACTGCCTCTAGCAACAATTCTCAAGTCTCCCTTAGATTTTTCATTGATGCCAAACTCCATATTAAAATGGAACAAGCCTGTAATCATCGGCTCTATAAGGAAGTCATCGATGTTCTTAATTGTGCTTTTAAGCGCAACATTTGCCGCACCCATAAGCATCGACATGCCCGTAGCGGTCTTGTTCAGACCTTGAGTCTGCTCACCGTGGGTATATGACGGCAAGCTAGTGGTCTCATCGGCAAATCGGCGGAAAATCTCCACTATCTGGTTGAGGCCATTAGCGTTAGCAACTGGCTGATACCAGCGAACTGCCGGCATAGAACCGTCACCACCTTCACGCAAAAAGACTCGCCAAGGATGAATGTCCGTTGGGTCTTCACCAGCGGCAAGTAAATCAGTATTAACCTCACACATTGGGCCTGAGGACAAGGCTAAGTTATCAAGCCAAATTCTTGTGGCCGCGTTCATTGTGCTTTGAGAATCTCGCATCATTCTCGGTACGCCTGTACCCCAGAACTGGTGAGGAGATCGCTCGTAAGGAAAGATGTGGTAAGGAATTTTGTATCCTGCAATAGGGTTCAGCATTACCTTTAATATTTTACTGTCACAGAACCAGACACAGGCAGAGTAATCGTCCGAAAGGTCTGTATCTTCAGGCATCTCAATACCATGCTCTTCTAAAGCATAACCATCGATAGTACCCCAATATTCCATTACGACAAATCTAGATGACTCGCCATTCTGATCGTTCATCCCTGCAATACGTCTGCGGGTTTTTTCATGATCTTCTTCAGTATGATTGCCGGCACGATTAGTCTTAAGGATGTGCTTAACCATGTCAGAGTCAAACTGTGGAAGGTCAGACAAATCTCTAAATTGACGCCGCGTTAAGACATGGCGTCGGAACAACCCATCGCAATCATTTAATGTGGCGCAATAAGGGTCTGGGTATAGGTCAAATATGCTTACCGACTCAACGTCAGGCATGACACTTTCGACAATAGAAAGAGCGTAAGCTTGCTCACCTGTCTCTGGATCAAGTTGTTGGGAGTAAGATTGTTTTTTATCAATGCGGATAGTACCCGCCTTGACAGCTCCAGAGCCAAATATACATGCCTCTAGGATAGATTCTTTAAGCTTCATCTCCGCATTAGCTTCAACAAGCTGATCTTCTATGTCAGTGGTCATTGATTCAGCGGCTTTAGCCGAAATATCCTGCTCTAACTCAAGAAATTCCTCCTCAAGCTCCTCCATTCTGGCGGCAACCAAGTCCTGATTCATCATCGGGTCTTGTTGACTTGCCATCATTATCTGCTCCATCGCCATTTGTCGCATTTGCATGGCTTTAAGAGGATCAATTTGAGGGATTGGGGTAGGTTTTACCGAGAAAAATATGTCGCCATGCTGGAATAATAGGTCGATAATTCGACTATATGCCGCCATCACCTTTGTTCGAGTAAGACCGACAAAGACTTTTGAGCGCGAACCTGAAGATTGGGCTAAACGTGCGAGTACATCAGGCTCATATACACCTTGATACTGACGTAAATCCTTCAGCCATTCGTTCTCAGTTTCTTTTCGGGCATCTTTATACTCTTGAAAAGTACCGGCGAGACGAGACCCCAGACTCTGCATGCTTTGAGCTTGCATACCGTCTAGTGAACTTTCTTTTAATTCTGATTCTTCATCTTCTATCATTAGTAGCCTGTCACGGAGTCGAGCGTTCTAAATCGCTGTTGTATAATGCGATGCCTAGGTCGAGGCATAGAAGCAAGTCCGTGCAGAGCAATGGCATAAGCCATTACCCTGTCATCATAACATCCTGACTGAGAATTGAAAGCCCCTTTGTCATCAATGATGTACGTTCGCAACTCACTTAAAAGTTCTATATCAGCTACTCCACTTTCGCCCTGCCTCAGTAAGTTCGCCAAGTTGTCGATAATTAGCGGTTTGGTTTTGCTTGTTGTTAAGAAACCACCTCGCTTGGTTAGCCGGTCGCCATAAGCACCATCTACCGAGCTTTCAATAAATAGGTTTTGGTAGCCCATATCCTGCATTTTTCTCAAGGTTGTCAGGCCGTGATTGTTCCTTTCAACGATGACATAAGCATCGTTAAATCGCTTGGCTATAGAGCAAAGCATTGCCCCGTAGTCAAATGGATCTATGTGTCCATGCCAACAGGCTACCT